AGAGGACATCAGGTACTTATGAATAGGTTCTATACAGCTCGAATATAGTGAACCAAACTATATACGCCTTGAACTTATTTCTTTTTATCCAACTTATCTAGAAAACGGTCTATATATGGACCATTCTCGTTTACATCTACTTGGGTCTGTTGGAAAGACCACCAAGAGGCTAAGGCTATAGAGCCTAGAGCGAGTAAGGAGCAGAGTCCTTTCAAGTAGCCTGGTCCCACCATATTGGCGAGTATCACACCTACAAAGAAGAGGGCTACAGCTCTATACTTTTTACGACGGAAATATTTCTTATCCTTCATATCAAAAAGTTTCAGGTGTGCTTTGCGTTATATCCGAGGAGGGATTGGACACAAAAAAAAAACAAAGGGACGCACAAGGCGCCCCAAAGTTACTAGAATGACACTTCGATCACATAATCCTGAACCGGATCAGCATCAGCAAACTCTGGCTTCAGCGTACGATCCATGTCAGCGAAGTTCGGGTTCTCACCAGCCTGTAGAGCTTGTAAGAAGTCATCTCCACCTTCGTACATCCAAAGAGCGTATAACTTCTCTCCTTCGTACTCACGGTCCTTGCTATCCTTCACGATGATAGCCTTCGGGAAGATGATTTCCTCACCATCCTCAGATCTCTGGTAAACAGGAGTACCCTTGTCAGAGTTCGTCATGTTCATGAAGTCACGAACTGGAACTTTAATACGGTTACCCTCGTTATCCGTGCATACCAAAGAGTTAGTAGTACCAGATGCTGGAACTCCACCCTTTAGCGTCGCATCGCGATCCAGTAGGTCGATTACTGTTAGCTCAGTGTCTTTTGCAAGAGCCTGAGACTTAATGTGCTTCTGTTTCTGCGCTTGTAAGGCTGGTGCAGCAGCCATCTTAATTTTTCCCATTTTGTTCATTTTAATGGATTATACAATAGACGGGGTACAACGACCACCGCCAAAACAACGCGAGGCCGAGCGGAAGACTACCGTGCTGGGCTATTCTTCTTACTCATGTCCTCGATAACTTTATCTAACAAACCTTCTACTAACTTTGCAGTCAGTACAGGTCTTTTCTTACTCTTGAACTTCTTCATTAGTTCAACTTTTTAGGTGATAATGCATTACGAGCTGCATTACGTTGCTCCTGTCTTTTCTGTAGCTTACTCTTCTTAGAGACCCCGAGCAGTTCGATAGCTACATCGAATTTAAACTGCTCTTCACGGTCTTTCTTACGGTAATCCATGGTCTACTTGAATTGTGGTTCACAGTGAGAATCTCTGTCACTGTCATAGCAATGTCCATTACAAGTACAGAAGAACTCAACTGTATCAGCATCTTCCTTATCGTAATTGTACAAGAAACCATCATTGATCGGGCTACCTAAGCACTTGTCCATCGGTACCAACTCAACATCCTCGAAGTGTCCGTCAAACAATCTTCTCAAGAAGATCAACACGCTCTTGCTAACCTCATCGATCTTGAAGTTACCATTACCATCGTAGTAGAACATCTGATGTAGTATATCACTAGCCTCTGTCCCTGCTGGGATGATAGCATTCATCTTAGATGCACCAAATGCAACTACATTAACATAACCATTTGTAGATCCTGGAGAATCTACGTACTGTTGTGGAGACATGTTCTTTGTTCCTGCGTAAACTGTCATTTCCATCTTCATAATATAATCCAGCCATAACCTTTTCGGCTCCCACACTGGTTCGGGATATTAAACACTGACCCGGTAGTCTCACGACACTGGGTTTTGATAGTTTTTGATTTTAATTTTAATTTAGTAATTGTTTCTTTGTTTCCAGTTAGCATAAGTTGCACTGTGTGTCCATGATGTAGTCATAATGAATATGAATGACACCAACATCATTGCTACAGAAACGTCTGCATTACCCTCACTTAATGCCAATAGCATTAACGTTAAGAAGCCAAACATAAATACCTGGCTTAGGATTTCATAACCTTTTAATAGATTTTTCATAGTTTTTTAATTTTAATTGTTAGTACTGACACCGCAGTCTCACGACACTGGGTTTCGTTGGCGCTCATCAGAGTGTTATATGCCTCTCTTACCTACAGCATTCTTCATACCGTAGTAGATTATTCCACCTAACATAAGTGGATAGATACCTAGCTCATTTGCTCCCATTAGCAATACAGCTCCTATGCAAATCAATGCGATTCCAAATGTCTTCATGTTACTTAGATGTTAATAAGTCAGCTACTTCTGGGCACTGGTCCACATACTCCAATACAGCCTGTCTAGTCGTAGGATGAAACTCCTCGAACGGGTAATGCTGACTGTTCTCTTCAGTCGTCACTAAGAATACACCTGTATCAGATACGATAACTGATTTAGGGTCTTTTCTCATCTGCTCTGTTACTCTTACTTCTGCAAATACAAACATAATAAATTTGATGGTACGTACATCACCGATTAATTATATGAGCTATCTCGTCAGTGACACTTGCTCAAGATGCCAGACAGGCAGCAATAATACTACCTGTTTCGAATTAACGACCATACTGGTCTCTTCTGATACATTCATTGTACTCATCAGCACTAACCTCTCTCGTAGGTGCAAAGAATATAGCGTACACTGCCACAGCTATGAATATAAGTCCCATCGTAAATAACGGCCAAAACGAATATCTCGCGCCCACACCGTCACGGGCAATTAATCACTCATGTCCTAGAGGCCTAGACTCTGCCAGGCCGACATCTAATACTACCCGTTATCGTTCATCAAGAACTCTCTAGGCGTCAATACTCCGTTTACAACTACGTAATCTCTTGAATTTTTCATAATAAATGAATTTGTTAAGTATATAAAATAATTTGGCAGGCCCCGCCCATGAAAAGCAAAAGCAGAAACAAAGAACGGAAACCCCGCCGAACCCCCGCCGGGCCGAACAAAGACTAGCCCCCCACCCCGTGTAACAATCCAATTTTCTACTCGGCAAACAGAAATACTAGGCCCCCGGGGACAATATATCACAAGTACCTATATAGATGCACCCTTTCTCTCTACAAGACCCGGGGGCAAATAATATGGGTACCTACCCTTATATTCCCTACGAAAAAACCTATCTTAGGGGGATAGAAAATAAGAAGATATGGAAATAAAGAAAATGGGTATGTATGACACCCTTACAGAAAGTCATGGCGGAACATGAGATCTACACACAGAGAATGATATAGAACACGAAGTTTATCCCTACTCTTATTCTGAGGGTATAGAGATTAAGTTAAGAGAGTATTTTGATAGTATAGTGGAGATCGATATCCAACCTCATGATACTGGCGGATATTGGCATACTGTGAGAGTAGCTGATGAAGTTATTCTCGTAGGTAGTTCCGAATTTGAGTATAGAAATCGTATAGGTATAGGGGCTTTCAACAGGTGGAAACATACTGCTGCGGCCAATATTGTGCGTAACGCGCTACGTTGGACTCCCCCTGAAAGTTAAATACTCTTTTGGTATATATTCTTAAGAATATAAGAAAATGACAATATGAGTAAAGATATAAGCGATATCTGGGGTGATGGAGAAGAAGCAGATAGTACAGAGATGTATGATGACGTTGCTATGGAAGCTGCCCGAGATGATTACTATAAGAGTGAAGGTAGACCTTTGGAAGAGGACGAAGTGCGTCTGGAGACAGAGAAGAAAATTTACCTTAGATCTCAAAGATTTGACAATTTAAGTCCGACGGATGAGGCGGGCTGGTGATTATAAACCCAGCTACTGATGACGATTGGTAGTTTAACTGTAAAAGTAAAATAACATGTTATTAAACACTAAAAAAGGTAGTATGCTACCTAAATTTCAGAATGGCACTTCAAATTTAAAGGCCTTGAAGCCTATACCCGGTAAAATGCACCCCGGTGAAGAATCCGTTCCCCCTAAGGTTGATCCTGCATCTTTAGATTATAGTAAATACTATGATGGGGATAAATTTAATCAGAAACAGTTTTTTAAGGATTACCCTATGCCTATGCCAGCTGATTTCGAGAAGAGCTATGATGGCCGTACTTGGGATAAGATGTTGAGTGGTGAGCAGAGAGCTGCTAACTTTTTCTCTAATAATCCGTATACGTTCAACGCTGCAACAGGGCAGTGGCAAGCTGGGGATAAGAGTGACCAAGGTACTACACATGGAGGGAATTCTATGGATTATACAGGTTCTAAATCTGGTTTGAATCGTCCTGAAGGAGGGATGCGCTATATTAAAAATCCTTATACAGGTAAGGAAGTAGGAGTTCCAGCTAACAAATGGAATTTGAATTTAGGGTATACGACTAGAAATGAAGGTGGTGGTATGCTTATGAAGGGATCTAAAAAGAAAGGTCTTTTGTATTAGATCTTAGTTACTGAGATCTCGTATTAATATAGGCAAAGCCTATAATCCACGCGCGGAGCGCATTTAGAATTTCAGATATGTTACTCTACAAATATCAAAACGGAAATAGATTAGAAGGGCCGGAGTTTACCTACGCAGGTAGACCCGGATCTACTTATCGCAAAGACCTCGATGGTAATTGGTATATCAAGAATAAGTCTACTCATGGATCTTTTACCCAAATAGATGACCCTACAGGTAGTAGATCTAATACCCTTAATAAACAAGCCAAAGTCCGTTCTGCACAGCTCAGGAAAGAACCTAATCTTTTGTACAACAATAGCAGCGATATAGAGGCTAAATATCTTGAAGACCTTAAATTTTTAGAAAATGGAATCAAGTCAGGTTACTCTAATGGAGTGTGGAGACCTCACCACTCTGTAGAAGGTGGAAGTGATACTATCGCTTATGGGCACAAACTTAAAAAAGGCGAAAATTTTTCTGGTGGTATTACAGAAGAGCAAGCTAATGAGCTTTTGAGAAAAGATTATGCTCATCACAAGACCAGAGCCAAAAACGCCGTAGATGGTAAGTATGGAGCTGGTACATTCGATAAGTTAGACCCACAAAGACGAGTTCTTTTGACTGACTACGAATATAACGTAGGACTTTCAAAATTCCCCTCGTTTGTTAAGGGGGTAGTTTCTGGAGACAAGGATACTATGTTGAGGGAGTATAAGCGTTACACTGGAGGAAATGAGATGACTCAGAGAAATGACTGGGCACTAAAAATCATAAAAGAATTATAGGATAAATAAAAAGTAGTTGGAAGATGTTGACACTTTTTGCCCTGGCCGTCTGGCTGGGGTTTTTTATTTTAGAATAATTACAAATGTAAATATGAAAACAATACAAGAATTAGGGGCGCGTATCTGTGAGTTAGATGCTACAGCTGCACCAAACGACGAAGTAAACATTGCACAAGCTAACCGCATTGCAAAACTATTTGTACGATCTATGAATAACCGAGGTTGGGGTGTAACAAGATTCTGCTTCGCTAATGATCTATCAGTAGCTGGTGAATGTACTCCAGTGCAAGCTTTAAGAATCACGAAGGCATTATGCAAAGAATTTAACTGGTATGGCGTGCCTTTCACAGAGCATAGACGTATAATCAAAAATTTAGTAAAATGACACCGGAAAATTTTGCATATTGGTTGAAGGGTCTACTAGAAGTAGGTAATCCGACTTCTTTAGATGAAAAGCAACTGAAGATTATCAAAGATCATCTTGATCTAGTGTTTACAAAGGTGACGCCGGATAGAAATGACGAAAATACAAATGAACACAAAATGAATACTTGGACAGGGCCGTATATAGCACCAGCCCCTCTGCCTCCATATAATTCTACTTGTACATGCTCATTTAATAATGTAGGCGATTGTCCTTTGCATAACCCACCACAAATACTTTGCTAATGCCCTGCGGAAACACGACTGTAATAGAAGCAGATATACAAATTGGCGGTAGTGATGCCAATGGTATCATTATGATATGGTATTATCATGCTGGGCACCGTAAGAATTACTCTAGGCAAATTTACAGGAAAGACCTAGATACAGAATTAACAGATTTTGTAAATTATTTAAATTCCCTTGATAGTTAAAATCTTTATACTATCTTTGCAGGGTAAACAGGGGATGATCCCCCCACAAAGGAAAGAATTTTCACAAATGAAGAATTTATTACATAACGCATTTTATTATCAGCAGATGGCCTTTAGCTATCCGGGCGATTTAGATGTGTTATAGTTTAGCCTTCCATCAACACATAGAGAGACCCGGATTCCATTGAGAGTTCGGGTTTTTCATTTTTATATACTTAACAACAAGGAGGTGCATGTCCAAGGCTGGCGAGGAACTTTTGCAAGGCACCTGCGGTGGATTCGATTTCCACTACCTCCACCAGATCGAAGGAGATATTTACTACTTTCACTCCTACAAGAAAGTAGATTATTGCCGGGTCGTCTACGTGGCTAGGACACCAGACTTTGACTCTGGAGAAGGCGGTTCGATCCCTCCCCCGGCATCAATTATCCTCCTGATTCTTGGGAGGATTTTTTGTATCATATAATATGTTTCAAGACTCTCAAATTTGGCATGCGCAACCATGGTGTATAGCGATATACAATCAGAAACAAGTTACGTATACTTTGGATCTGGTATGGTTTGATGACTTATATTGGGAGATATTCACTAATTAAAAGATTTTACTATGAAAGGAACACAATCAGAAGGATTAAACTTCTGGACTTATGTCGGAGCTTATGCTGTTGCTTTGGCTCTTATTATTTGGACTTATGCAGAACCAAACTTCTATGGGAGATATGTAGAGGGTTATCCATACGTATTCTTTATCGCTTACATTTTCCCTTGGTTATGTATTGCGATGTTTACATTACACGTTTTAAATGTAAAAGGAATAGTAAGCTTTGGCTGGCTTAACAGATTCCTATTACGGATTTTTAATCGTAAGAGAAAATGATTATATTGACAATATTGTTTTTCCTGCTGTCTGGTGGGGCTGAAGGTGTTATGGATCACTTACAGTTTCATTATGATAAACACAATGTGTTCTGGAATCCAAAATTATCCTGGGTTAACAAATATAAGTTTGGAAACCCAATAGCGGGAGAAAGATTTTTCCTCTCTACTACTATACTTGTATGGCTAACAGACGGGTGGCATCTAATGAAGATGATTAGAACCACAACACTGACATTAGGCATCGCATTTTTATTAACTCATCTCGGTATAAGCTTTTGGCTAAGTGCTATATATTCTACTTTAGCCGTTATTCTATTTAAGCTAGCTTTTACTGCGGTATATAATATTTTAAAGAAATGAAGAAAGTCATCGCTATAGATGGCGGCGGTATACGAGGTATTGTACCAGCTTACATCTTAAAATGCATCGAAGAAGAAATGCAAGACAACCTGGCTAACCATGTTGATCTTGTAGCTGGTACTAGTACTGGCGCTATTGTTGGGGCTGGGGTTTCAGCCGGCATCCCTATGGGAAAAGTGTTAGGACTTTATTTTAATGAAGGTCCTAGCATCTTTGAAAAGAACTTTAAAACTAAATGGAAATCTATTTTTGGTTTGAAAGGCGGTAAACATGATGTCCACAACCTAATCAGAATTCTAGAAGAAGCTTACGGAGAAGGTACTTTAAATGATCACCTTAAGACAGAATTTTTGTGCTGTTCTTATGATATGACAGATGGAAGACCTAGATTTTTCAGTAAGCAACAAGAAGGAGATTGGCCTTTGGGTAGAATTATTGCTGCTAGTGCTGCTGCTCCCACTTACTTCGATCCTGTTACTCTCGGAGGACATGAATACGTAGATGGTGGTTTATTCGCAGGCAACCCAGCTATGTCAGCCTTTGCTGAGATTAAGAGTCTTTACAATCTCCCAGCTGAGGATATTTTTATGTTGTCTTTGGGTACAGGTAATAGACTGCAAGGTAATGCAAGCGTAAAGAACTGGTTTAAGTTTAAATGGGTTAATCCATTACTAGACATTACGATGGCTGCTGATGGCGGTGTTGTACATCATCAATTAGTTAAGATTTATCAGTCTGTCAATGAGACTTCTAATTATTATCGTATACAAGGTAAGTTGCCTCTAACTATCGATGATGATATGGGCAACGCACAGGCAGCTAATATGGTATATTTATTGGAGTTTGCTAAGTACTTAGAGAAGAAGAATAAGAAGAAAATTTCGGAAATAGCTGAAAAACTAAAGGGCTGATCGCTCCATGTGGTGAAACAGTTTCGAAACCCGGTAGTCCTAGATGATTATCGGGTTTTGCGGTTTTTATACCTAAGCCTCTTGGGGTTTAACTTTTTATTATTATCTTAGATACATGGAAAGATTTAAAGATGTGTTGATCGGAAGTTTATTAGTGGTGTCTATAGCCCTATATTGGACTGTTGGACCATCTACTGATAACTTTCCTGTTCAAGAGGAAGAAGTGGTGGTAATAGATACAGCGTGTTGTCAACATGATGAGATTGAAGTACCAACTACTGTTAGGAATATAGAGGTAGATACTAATGCTTGGTGGTATGATAGCCCGGAAAAGGAAATCTCAACTACTGTAAACGAAGATACCTTACCTTATCTAGAGGTTTTGTACGTTATAGATGCTAGTTGTGAGAATACGTTCGAACTAGCTCTTATTACAGAAGAGGTTAATAAAGATTATGCTGGTACAGGTATACGCTTCAAGTACAAGGGTTACGTAAACTGCCCAAAAGATAACGGACCTAACTTTAAGAAAATCATAAGAATGCACCACAATTTCGACGCTGACATTGTTGTATATGTAAACAGTCGTCATCAAGGTGAAACTATAGGCTTAGCTGTAGTAGGTGGATATCGTAGAGGTTACAATATGATCGTAGCTGACTTAGAGGATCCTCGTACAATAGCTCAACAAGGTTTTTTAATCTCACATGAGATAGGTCACTTATTTGGTTTAACCCACACAAGGAAAGGGATTATGAAGGAGCGAGTAGGTAAAGGTGATGAGAAGTTTACAGGTAAACAAGTAAGATTTTTAAAGAATTTAAATATTTAACCTGGGCTTTTATTTTAATGGCCCCGTAGCTCAGTTGGATAGAGCAAGGGTTTTCTAAGCCCTAGGTCACAGGTTCGAATCCTGTCGGGGTCACAATGGTCTTATAACTCAGATGGTTAGAGTGCCGTGCTCATAACACGGAGGTCGCAGGTTCGAGTCCTGCTGAGACCACAATTAAATAATATGCGAGGTGTGAGTTAGAATCTCATCTCCCCTCTATTTCCCCTGAGTTTCAACTTTTTAAGTTGTAATATTACGACATGAAAAGGCGGATAGTCAGATTGAGGAAATTCTTCCGTTCGATGAATGGAAACCTCCCAGAAAGCAAGTAACCTTGTCCTTTTAATTAAAACTCATATATTCTTATGTTAATACGAAAATTATTTAAATAAGAAGATATGAGTAAATTTATTTATTTCCATCCAGGCGATAAGGTGCAGATCAAGCATGACATCGAGAACAAGCCTGAGATGCTCGTAAAGAAAGTGCAAAAAGCGCGAGTAGGGCGAGAAGAAGAGGAAGATTCCAAATCGGTTTTATTAGGTGTAACATGCTACTGGTTCACAGAAGGCGGCCTATATCAACAACAGACATTCAGTTCTAAGGATCTCGAAAAACTAGATTAGTATGCTAAAGTTCACTGTATTAAATGAGAACGTGTGCATAGATCCTAACATCGCGGTTATAGAGGAGTTCAATAATATTCTTACTTACGGTAGGAATATGGAGAATGAAGAGTTAGGCCTGCGTATGTTGCTCTACGTATTTTACTGTTGTGACCTTTCAGATGATAATCCTATGCGTGACTTGGATTATCGTATGAAGGAAGAACAGGCTATGATACGCGCTTTTCGTAAACTCGGTAAGAAAAGCTTCAACAAACGCGAAAGAGATCTTATAGATGAGGCTATCGATGCCTATAACTTCTTCAATGAAACATCTGCTGAACGAGCTGTGTTAGCCATAGATGCTAAGATAGATGAGGCTCGTACAAAGCTAACAGAGATGGAAGTGGAAGTGATCCGTAACGTGAATGAGAATACTGGGGTTGTATCTTTTGCATCCAATGAAAACATTATGTCCAATCTTGCAAAACAGATTGGAGAAATGATGACCTTGAAAGTTAGTATTACTAATGCAGCTAAAAAATTAGAGAACGCTGGTAGAGTACGTGGTGGTAAAGGTTCATCATTGATTGAACGCGGTAATCTTGTACGTAGAGAAGAAGACTAATGGCGATCAAGAAAAAGAAAATAGATATATCTAAACAGCCCACATTGTTTGGGGTGAAAAACGAATACGATCCATTTGATCTACCGTTTCTTAAAAAAGACGCACACGGGGACATATGGAATGGTGAGTTCAAAGTAACGGACGCACCTGAAAAGTTAATCGGTGTACCAACCGGGGAAGAGGAAATCAAATTGACTGATTATCTAGTGCATCGACCTCTTCCCAAGGAACTAATCGCATGGCAAAACATCCCCAACTACCACCCGGATTCTCTAGATATGGAGAACTGGTATCAACCTCTAGTAGATTACTGCTATGATGGTGTCTGGGTAGATGGAGAATATTATAATCCTTATTTTGTGTATTGGCTGAATATTTTTGTATTCCCAGTACCTATTTACGATGAGGATGGAAACCCTACTGAGGATTTCGAAACATCACACGCAACCTACTGCAATATAGATAGATACTTCTTTGATTATTGTTGGAAAGCTGAATTGATGCGTAAAGACTGCGCTATTATGGGTGGTCGTGGTGTTGGTAAGTCCTTCATGTATAATTGTATATTAGATCGTGAATATCGTCTGCATCCTAAGTCTGTCAGTGTTGTCTCTTCTACAAATGAAGACACGACTAACGAGGCATGGGCTAAAATTGAAGATGGACTGGAAGCTATTGAAGCTAAGCATAGAGCCTTAAAATACAAGAGGTTAACAGATTCATCTAAGGAAAAAGTAGCCGGAGAAATTGTAGAATTACCTGATGGTACTACAGAAAAGAGAGGTCACCTTGCTTCATTCGAAAAGATTATCTACGGTAAGAACGCCGGTAAAACAAGGGGTAAGCGTCCTAGAAAACAATTGTTTGAGGAGTTCGCGGCCTTCCCTCCTTCACACCAAAAAGGATCTCTTAGAGCATGTATGCGTGAGAGTCGTGGTTCATGGTGGGTAATGGGATCTATCAAGAAATGTACTGTATTATATTCTGGTACAGGTGGTACTGTGGAGAATGACGAAGCTGAGGATGTATTTACTAATCCAAATGCACACGATATTTTAGCTACTTACGATTTCCCTGATTCTCCTAGAGGTTCAGGTTTCTTTTGCCCTACTCATATCAAACGAGCAGGTACGTGGGAGAAAACAGGTTGTCCTGATATTAAGACAGCTACTGAGGAAGTGATGGAAGAAAGGGAGCGAGCTAAAGGAGACACTGAATCTTATATGGGTCTTCTACAAGAATATCCTATGAATATTCGTGAGGTATTTACTCGGCGTGGTGTAAACATCTTCAACCAAGAACGTATTGCTGCTCAACGTATCCGTATAGAACACGAGAAAGATGCGCCTAAGCCAGAGCGTGGATTCCTTAAATGGGAAAAGAATGAAGCTGGCAAAAAGGTTGGTGTTATATGGGAGCCATCTAGTGTTGGTGATATAGAGATATTGGAACACCCTTACTGGCTTACAGAGCAGAGCCGTGAAGATGAGAAAGTTCCGTTGAAGAACCTTTATGTGTCTGGGATCGATAGTATTGACCAAGGTACAATGGACTCATCTTACGCAACTGATAGTAAGAAAGGTTCAGAGCTTGCAATGCTCGTAAAGAAACGCGTTGTAGATGGAAACTATTTTGGTACTACTTCAAATATTTATGTAGCTAAGTATGTAAAACGTTCCCCTAATGTCCGTAGTGACTGGGATAATGCTCTCAAGTTAGCCATGTACTACAACTCAGAGGTCAATATAGAATACACAAAGATTGGCATTGTAGGTTGGTTCCGTGATAATAACGCTTATCACCTCCTTAAAAAGAGACCTACGATCAACTTAACTAACGCAGACCCAAACAAGTCATCTCATCTCATTGGTACAACTGCGGCCGGACCTATTATTGATCATCAAGATCAAAAGATAGCGGCGTATATAGAAGATTATAGCGATGAGATATGGTTCCCTGATATGCTTCAACAACTGCAAGATTATAATAGAGAGGATAGAACTAAGTTTGACCTTGTTATTGCTATGGGTCTATGTGAGTTGTCTGATGAAGATTTGATGGGGCAAGCCGCTAAACCACCGTCTAAGGCCGCAGAAGGTTTCGAATTGTATGGTTACTACACAGACCCTGTGACCGGGTACAAGAAGCACGGAGTCATTCCAGGTAAATCTAAAGCTGGAGAAGATATGGAAGCTCTTAAGGAAGCAGCTGCATTTAGGGCGCAAGGCTCAGTTAGATGGATAGACGCTACTGATCCGGATAATATTGAACTTCACTACCAGTAATCCCCTTGATATATCGATTTTCTTTTCTTATTATTACAGCAATACGTAATATGTAAATATAAGAATATGGAAAAAATGAAAGTTACGCCTCATAACATGAATGTTTTGGCGGAAGTTACTATTTTACCTACTGAACAAGATGGGGTTATTGTAGGAGATGCATCTGAAGGTACGCCTGTAGACGCTGAATTTTACTACGGTAAGGCTCTAAAAGTAGGTGAAAACGCAAATGACAAAGATCAATGCCCTGAAGTTAAAGAGGGTATGGGGATCATTTGGAATCAATTTGCAGGTGTACACGTAAAGACCGATGACGGTTATTGTAAAGTACTAAGAGGACATAATATAGTAGCAATCGCAGAAGACTTAGAGAACATGAATGAGGAAACAATTAAACCGACAGGTGACAGAATTTTAGTTAGAATTATTGGGGAAGGTTTGGTAGATGAAGATGGTGTATATGATGACACTAATGATGATCCAAGAGAAAAAGCGACTCAGCAAGGAGTAGTTATTTCTTGCGCTGAAAATGCAACACAGATCGAACCGGGAACAATTATATGTTTCGATCCTTATTGTGGTAACCTTATTATCAACGAAGCCAATAAAAAATTAAAGACTATAAATAGTTTTGATGTACTGTTTTCATTAGATAAATAATGAGTGTATTTGTAAACAATTACTACAATGTAGAGGATCTCTACACTACGGAGAAGCAAAAGAGTAGCTTTGACTATTTACGCAAATCCGTGGATTATTATATTTCGTCGTTAGTATATAGTAGTGGTGAGAAAGACCGCATTAAGAAAGCGCGTAATTTATACGAGGGAGTAAGAGACAAAGAGGAGTTTAGATACTTAGAGGAAACTTTTGGTATAGAGACTCCTATTGCTGTTAAAATGACTCCCCTAATTAAGACACGTATCGATGTCTTGTTAGGTCTTCTGCTTGATGAAGTGTTTACATATAGAGTATCCGTAAATGACGAAAACACTCTTACTCAGATTGAAAATAATAAAAGCGCAGAAAAGGCTCGACGTATACTAGCCCAGTATCGCAAGCAGTTCAACAAGAACAACCAAAGAGTGAAGAATGGTGAGACCCCTGCCATGGATATGGTGACGGACCAATACCTGAAGAAGGTCGAGAAGTCTGTAAACGAGGAGTTTATCAGTCAGTTTGAAATCGCTTGTCAATCTCTACTACAATTCTTTGAACAAGATAACACTATAGACCTTAAACAAAAGGTTAAACAATTCTTCTTAGACTTACTTATTTCCGGGGAAGCTTATTACCGCACTTATGTAGACAGGGTAGGAGAAGACCCGAAGATAGAAATATGTAAGCCGGAGAATATATTCTTCTCTAAACGTACAGACCATCAATTCCTTTCATCAGGCACACAGCCAAATGTAAATGCTGTTGTACATCGTTACTACATGAAGCGCTCAGAGATCCTAAATAAGTGGGGCCACTTGATGAATGAAGTTGATAGAAAGAGAATATATGGTGATTATAGTGAAGGATCCGGAGCACGTACTGTACATGACCCTCGCCAGTTAGATTATATCTACAGACAAGATTTACATGGCAATGACATACACAATCAGCATACTAATAACGACTTAGATACATTACCAGTTTGTCACGTAGAGTGGTTAGCTAATAATGAGGTGGAGCTTACAGACGAACGTAAAAATGATTTACGTAACGTAGAAAAGTCCTCTATCGATAAGATGAGTCAGGATAGCTATGGTAAAGGTGCTGGAAGTGGTATGGCTAAGAAAAAAGGCTACAGATTAGATAGATATGAAGGCATTCGTATTGGTGAAGACACTTACTTGAATATGGGTAAGAGTCGCTGGATTCCTCGTTCTATTGGGCAACCTTGGACTACTACACTCTCTTATAACGGCGTTGCTTATAATGATAGAAATGGAACACCATATTCCGTTACTTTAGCTCTTAAAGACTTACAAGACAGCTATGATATTATACATTTCTTCCGTGATAATCTTATTGCAAATGCTGGTGTCGATGGTTCGCGTATTAATTTGGCAGCCATACCGAAAGTGCTTGGACAAGACTATATGGAACGTATTCTTAAGTTTATGGCTTTCCGTAAGCAGGGTGTCGAATTATATGACCCTACAGAAGACGGAGCACATCTATTTAACCACTACGGAGATTTTCGCGGATCCCTCAACGGTCAGATCGTGGAATCACTTAATTCTGTTTTGGAATCAATTGAGAGGCAAGCCGATGTGGTTACCGGAATCAACCGATATATGTACGCGGCGGCTGAAGTTAGAGACGCTGTTTCGAACGTTAGGGTTGGGCAGCAGCAAACTAGTTTAATTACAAAAGATTTATTTGAGTTAGTTTATACTTCTCGTAAGCACATGCTTACAGACTTGATAAACCAAGCTAAGATTACATATAGAAAAGGTAAGCGTGGGTCCTATATTGTAGGACATCGTACTGTTCTGTTTGAGGCTTTCCCAGAAAATTTCTGTTTTACAGATTACAATATTCATATTGTCAACTCTAGTAAAGAGAATCTGAAGATAGAGAAACTGAATGCCATTATTCCGGAGCTTGCTGCGGCCGGGGTTATTCCTCACGATGTCATTATTAAGATGACTATGTCTGAGTCTACTACTGAAATATTGAAAATTATCGATGAAGGTATGGCTCTAATGGAAGAGAAAAATGAGATGACAGGCCAACTACAGCAGCAAGTAGAGCAAACGCAACAACAGCTTAAAGAGCAAACTCAGCAATTGGAGCAAGCTAACAAGCAACTTGAGGCAGCTAATCAACAAGAAATGCAAATCAAGCAAGGTACTCTAGAGTACCAAGCTGAAGAAAGCGCGGCTCGTATACGTCAATCTGATGAGAAAATTGACATCGAGCGTTTCAAGGTTAGAGAAGAGATTAAGAAAGACCAGGAAATTGTGGCTCTGGAGCGTGAACAATTATACGCTGAGAACGTTCAAGGTAATGCCAAGGAGGTAAGAAACAATATCTAATGGCAGACAGAAGGTTTAAAATAAAGATAGATAGACGTACAGAGTATACTGTATTCGAACATCAGTTATATAAGCCTAAATGGCTGAAGTATTTCGGCGGCATTGAAGGAGTAAAAGAATTTATTAAAAACTACGATAAAGAGAAATAATGGATATAAGAGTAGTAGAGTCGGTTGCAACTACCGGAGGATTAAATGATCCTGGGTTTAGAATAGACGGCGGTATTGAAAATATCTCCCTAGACTGGAATAACACGGATAGAAAACTGTCAGTTGTAGATTACAATATGAATTACAGTATTCTTCCTATACAGTTGTATAATGAAGGTGTTAAGAAAGTATTCTTGACTTATAATGGTAAGAGTTGTGACACTGGGCAATTCTTGGAAACAGTTGTTATGGAGTCTTCTGATGAAGATGATGTAAACCAAATTCCAGGATACCATAACTCTAATGAGTGGTGTTATTCTCCTCGTGAGTTTACTTACCCTACAGAGGTTCGCGAATTGACTAACCCAGCTGATTACTACAATAAACCTTACGATTACCGCGAAGGATTTACCGTAGTTAAGCAATTTTTGACGGCGGAAGCTAATAGCTTTTTGTCTGATCAAGTAGAATATACAGCATTTTATCGTGCGCCTAACCTCACTTCTTTTATTCCTGCAAATGTAGAAGGTAATAAGATTTATACTGATGGTTGGTATACTAGTTATGTATGCGTAGTAAGAAACTATGATATGTTGGCCACACAAAATTCAGGTGGTACCTTAGGTGCTGATACTGGAGATATTGTTTATTATGCTCCAACTAAATCATTCTACATCAATCTTACAGGTAATATTGGTACTTTAGTTCCTTATGGAACAAGTAGTGTAGTTCATCCAGATGAGACTAACTGGAAGAAAGATCCTACTTTCGAAGAATGGCAAGCTCTTATGAGAAATAATTTAGGTCCAGCTATGGTAGATGATCCTATTTATTTCGCGGAAACTCAACACCTAGTTACAGTTGATTTGAATGCTGCTATGGTAAAAGAGATTAAGAAAATGTGTGATTGTTGTGAGTCTCCTAAGTTTGGGGTTAGTAAAATCATGAACTACCAAAAACTTTCCCAAAAGAGATTGGGTGCTTGGTATAACTTTAATGAGGGAATGTTCCACGAATCAGCTTGCATACTTGTAAATGCTCGTGCATTATGTTACCAATGTTTATACCACGACCACTGCTTACCTAAAAGCCCAGGCTCATGCTAGTAAATTGGACAGATAGTTACGTAGAATTATTTCAGGCTGCAGGGGCTAAAATCTCTGATATTCATAGTACACTATGTTTGAAAGAACCTTATGTGGGTAATTCACCTGCATTAGATGATTTGTATGCGCACTCTATAGCTCTAGCAGCTATATTAGATTATTTGGAGCATGATGATAATTCTGATCCACGCTTCAATGAAAGCATTTTGTTGTGCTTACGTAAACTGGTAAACAAGAACATTTGCACGCCTCGTAAGAGATTAGTATTGAACACTCGTAATTTGCATCAAACTACGCCTGTGCAAGTACTTACTTCTGACGGCGTAGTAAACACAGTTATCCCGGCCGGGCAAGCAGAAATAGAAGAAGATACACCGTATATTGACGGAAATTCACAATATCAACAAGACCAAAATTAAATAATATGCCACAAATTTATAATAACCAAGCACCGAACAATGTACTAGGGCAGTCTACTGTTAACCCTAATGCTCTGGTGAATATGAATGCACCAGATACTGACAGCAGACTGGTTAAAGTAACTAATGGAATTACAGAAGTAACTCCTAACTTTATGCACGATCACACTCGTTATGAGTACATTGTGCCTACAGGAAATGCTCAGTTAGTGAATTGGTACGCCCCATTAAACGCAGAAGACCGTGGTTTACACTGGTTCGTATTGGATAATTCTAACAATACATCAGCTAAAACATTTGTATTTTCGGCTGATTACGTATTCTTAGATGACCCGACTCTTACTACAAATACTTATTCAGTTCCGTCTGGGGAAGTATACGTGTGGTTTGCTGCTTACGTAGACGGTAAGTTATATTTGCGAGTTGCTTCAGAAAGTGACCTGTCAATATAAAAACTTTTCTTTATATTAAAGGCTAGCCTGCCAAAGGGCAAAATGTTTAATAAGTAAATAGAATAATATGTTAGAAAACGAACACACAATGTCGTCGTTGCATGACGATGATGACATCACGCTAGACGGCGGAACAGAAGGAGAAGAAGGAAATAAGCCAACAGAGCCGGTTCCATCAGCTCCTAGTCCTAGAGAAGGGGGATCTACAGAAGAACCTACTGAACCAGTAGAGCCATCAGAGCCGACAGAGCCTGCCGAGCGATCAGAGCCAGCGGAACCTACAGAACCAGAACTTCCTCAAGCTTCAGGTGTAGACCAATTCTTAGCTCAATACGGTATCACAGATGGTATGATTACTTTTGAAGCTGGAGAAGAAGGTGGAGAACCTACTACTCAGCATTTCAATGAGTTATCTCAAGAAGAGCAATTCAATGTACTTTCAGATCTCGCTAATTCAGGTGCGCCTAAATTAGAAGAAAAATATGGTCTTGATGAGAAAGAGATTGGTCTAGTTAACTTTGTACGTGAAAACGGCGGAGATGTTGATCAGATCTTGAATAATATGGCTATGGAACGCTTGGAACAACTACAAATGATCCAAAATGCTACTGGATTAGATTTTGATGCTATGGATAATGAAGCTATGATGGCTAAGTATCTTAAGGATCAAGAGCCGGAAGCTACAGAACAAGAGATTGCTGATGAAGTTGCTCGCCGTAAAGAAGGTAAATTCTTTGAGAAAGATGTAGCTTCTATCCGTGACGCTTATAAATCTAACGCTGCTGCTGAAGCTGAAGCTGCTAAGGCGCAGGAAGCTAAAGATTTTGAAGCTGAATTAGAGGAGCAAAGAGGTATTATCGCCACGGCTGTAAATGAGGTTGATAGTGTTATAGGCTGGAAAGTAGATAACAATCAGAAGAATGAAATCTTATCTGAGCTATTGGAGACTAATGAGGAAGGTGATTCTAAGTTCATGGCTGAAGTATTCTCTGATCCACAAAGACTATTTAAGGCAGCATGGTTATACCATAACGCAGAATCTTATGTAGATGAGTTAGAGAAACACTATAAACGTGAAGTAGCTAACGCATTCCATAGAGGAAAAGAGCAGGCTATAAACGGTTTACCTACTACGCCGATTGGTAGTGGAAATACTGCCCCTACAAGCGGTGGGGTGAAACCTACAACGCCTACAGCTCCTCGTGAAGAAAAAGTAACTACCACAGGTAATTTGTGGGATAACGAAGAATAAAATTTTATTGACTTCCCCTTATGATTAGAGAATAGTTTAACATAGATGGGGAAGTTGATTTAATTTATTTAATAACCAAGGGTGGGATGCCATCCATAAAACAAAGCAAAAGATGAAAATCGTAGACAGAAATACGGTCGTTCAGAATATCTCTGACACTAAGACTGTACAAAACTTCGGACGTCTTCTAGGTGATAAGCCTCACAAATTAGGGCAAGTGGTAACACTTTACCCGCATTTGGCTATCTCTACATTGACGGACGCACTTAAAAATGTTTATTACAATCCTAAGGGAGATTCTGGGTCTTTCTCTCCAATTAACTCAATGGTAATTGAGTGGAACATCGATGTTAACTTCATTAAGACAGTTAAAATTGTTGGAGATATCTCTGGAACTGGGTTCCGTAAGAACGTTGAGACTATCCACTTGGAAGAGCGTTACTATGACAAGAATGATACTTTCACTCTTGATAATAAGCAACAACTATTTGTTACTGCTGCTCCACGTAAAGTTTCTACTAAGCGTTGGGAATACCAAGTTAAATTAGTTGGTAACGACCCTAACAAAGAGATCGATGTAAATTACGCTGCAGCTGGTCGTAAGACTCGTTACAGAAGTAACTATCACCCGGAGCTTTCTGAAAGAGGTTACACTAAGTGGATCTCAAACAGTGAAACTCACCGTAACTACCTTTCTCGTCACAGAGCTTCTGTAGACTGGTCAGCTGACTTCGCTATGAAGGAAGAAATGTACATTCAGATCGGTAAAGATCCTAAAGCTACAGCTTCTTACTACAAGATGACTAAGAAAGAGAAAGAGTGTATGGATGTATTCTTACTTTCTCGTGAGCAAGCTTGTATCTTCGGTGAAACGAACTACGATGTAAACGGAAAGTGTCTTGATCAAGATGATCACGGTCGTGATATCCCAATGGGAGACGGTGTAATTCCTCAAATCGAGCGTTACTGTGATAAGTTCTCTTACTCTTACTTGAACTCTTATGTATTTGATGATGTAATGTCAGCTATGCGTGAGAAGTCAGACATGCCTACAGGAAACTCGTACGCTGTTGTTTGTAACGAGCGTCTATACGACCAAATCCAAAGAACTCTACGTGATGACGTAAGATTCCAAGGAGCTGCAGATTCTGCATACTTCTGGTCTAAGGCTGCTGGTAAAGTAAAAGTTGGTGCAGAGTTTAACTCTTACACTTTCTCAGGAAACACTATTACTTTCATGCCAGATCGTGCTCTTTCTCAAGAGTACCCAGATCACGGATACGGTATCTTCTTAGATACAGGTTCTGACTTGGCTTCTGGGCGTCCAAACATTGCTATGTTTACTCTTAAAGGATCTGAAATTGTTTCAGGTAACCTTAAAGGTATGGGTGGAATGGACGGAAAGTCTTCAGGAGATGTTTCTACATCAGTACACGGTTCTCAGTACCACCTATTAGGTTACTCAGGAGTTTGTGTATTCAACCCTTATAAGAGCTTTATTTTGGAAGAGGCAAGAACTCTCTAATTTAGGTTTTTTACCTTTGAGGAATTAAATTTATTCCTATATTAAAAGCGTTGGTCATTTGATCAGCGCTTTTTTTTTAATAAATATAATATGGGAAGAACAAAGATAATACTAACAGAAGAAGAAATAGAACAAGTAGCTCAACTAAGAGAACAAAAAATAAAAACAACTGATATAGCTGAACAACTAGGATACAGTCGTAGTGTCATAGAACGAACTATACAGGAGAATGGTTTAACTAGGGTTAAGGGAGTAGAGTTGTCTTGGAAGGATAAGGTAGATATTGAAACTATGGTTATGGCTAAGATTAACCAGAAAGATATAGCCAAGCACTATAATATAAGTGTACACTCTTTGCAGAGAGTGATGAAGAAATTAGATATTTCTACAAAGAGATACACTGTTAATCACGATTATTTCTCAGGGATAGACACAGAGGATAAAGCTTATTTCCTAGGCTTTATGTATGCGGATGGTTATAATGCTTCTAACCGTAATCAAATAAAGTTAAAGCTCAAAACTGAGGACAAGTATATTTTAGAGAAGTTTGCTGGTTATCTTACCACTGGCCAAACACCGCCTATATATAAAGAGAAGGGCTCTGATACTTGTTCTCTACAAATATCTAGCAAGCAACTATGTCAAGATTTAGAGAAATGGGGTTGCGGTAAAGCCAAGGCACATACTTTAGTTTTTCCTAAATTCTTGCTTAATAAACCCAATTTAATGCGTCATTTTATCAGAGGTTATTTTGATGGTGATGGTACTATATTTAAAAAGAAGAGACCGAAAACAGGGAAGGAATATTGGTGTGCCGGCTTTGCTGGCAATGAAAATTTTATTAAGGCTTTAGCTATTTATTTAAACTCAGTTACAAATTCTTTAGGTACTGCGACTCCTAAAGCTGATTCTAATATAAACCCAAAATCCACGACATGGCATATTCATTACACTAAATATCAAGCAATTAATTGGCTCAGGGATTACCTTTATATGAGCACAGATGATACTTTTAGATTGGACCGTAAATATAATAGATTCCCTTCTTTAAATGAGATAGTAGAGCTAGAGACTGAGAGACTACAAGTAAAAAGGAAAGCTTTAGAGAAACAGTTAAAGGTAGAGATAGAAGACCCAAAACTCGGTATAGCCTATATAATGGAGGGCACTTATAGTCAAATAGCGGAGGAACTAAACGTCAATAAAGATACCTTACGGTCTGCGATAAAATACGGTAGTAAATTAGCTAAGAAATACTTTGTCAAGGAAGTAGCATAATTTATTTTCCCTTGGTATTCTGTAAAAGGTTTCGCATTATTGTCGTTAGAATACCAATATGTTTAATAACTAAATAAGAAAAATATGAACGTTAAAGGTTATGATCGCTTCACAGAAGTTGATCAATTGGCAAATGGTACTAGTACCGACAAAGTAATTACGCTGAAATCAGTGTATAAAAATGGTAAGCACACAGTGCAACCAGCTTATGATCCTTCTATCTCTTGGTTTGCTGGAGTAGATCGCATCAGTGAAGATGAGAAGAAGAATCTAGAATATTTTGTAACTGTAAGTAACGACCCGGCTAAGGCTCATTTGAATACTAAGTTAGTATTGAAAGATGGGATGGAGTTTGATCTAGCAAACAGTACAGTAGATCGCATTAATTGGGCATGGGTAAGACACCTCCCTTGTATAGCTATGTCTTTTGAAGAAGCACAAAGAGGTAAAGCGCTGTTTTATGTGCACATTGAAGGTAGAGAAGCTGAAAAAGATAACAAGAAGACTGAACTTGCTTTTGAAGCATTGAAGCATGTTATGGAAGATCCTACTACTAACTACGAGAACAGAGCTTTATTGTTAGGTCAGGATATGACAGGAGAAACCCCAGCTAACGTTAAGAAGTTCTTGCTAGAGCAGTGTAAGAAGAACCCTGAAAAAGTTCTTTCTGTATACCGCAGCAAAACTATGAAGATCAATCTTCTGTACGTTAAGGCCAAGCAAATGGGTATTGTAGAGGTTAATCCTCATGATAACGTTGTTAAGTACGGGGTAAACATTCTTGGTATGTCAGATGATGCAGCTATTGCTTATCTACAGACTAACGAAGATGTTATGATGCTATTAGAGCGTGAAGTCAACCCTAACTACTTTGTTGATGAAGTGGTAGAAGAGTTGGAGAAAGAGCCGGAGACTGAGGAAGCTATGACTCCAGCAGAACGCGCAGCTAAAGCTCGTGCAGCTAAGAAGAAAAATAAATAAACTAAACGATGACTGAAAAGCAGGTTTACGAAAATGTGCTAAGAGAATTGAGAAAAGCTAAAGCTCCTTCTCTACACTTAGACGACTATAACTACTGGGGTACAAAGGCTATCCAAGAGTACTCTAATGAGCGTTATAATCTTTTCGAAACTACGCAACAGTTATCAGATGATTTGAGTCCATTGACAACCTCGGCGACGTTTGCAATTACGTCGTCAGGTTTGTCTCTGGTTGGAAATTGGTCAGGCGGCGTTGCTGAAACCAACCTTCCTATAGCAGTAGGTAACAGATATGATTCTGGCTTCTACCAGTTTAAAGCACCGGACAATTATTGGCATATGTTAGGTTCTCATGTAGGTGTTATAAACTTACGGCCTCATAGATGCTACCCAGCAGGATACGAAATTAGTACTCCTTCTAAAAGGTTAACTAGAGATATTGCAAACGGGATTATTAATAACTCTTTCCTCAAACCAGATTTTAAGCGACCTTACCACCAATTTATTGATGGATCTAACAACGCTGTAACAGATCTTATTTATTTTGCAGGGGATTTAAATCAGTACGCAATAGGTTCTGTGTATATCGATTACTTGAAAGAGCCTAGAGCACTTAATTTAACTGTGCAACAAAGAGACCTTCCTTTAGATACTTCTCTAGAAATGGAGTGGCCAGAATACGCTTGCAGAGAAATCATCAAACGTATCGTGAAACTAGTCTTAGAGGCTAGTTCTGATCCTCGACTACAGACTAACCCTGCTGTAAACCAATCTATACAACCATAAGATTTTCATGACTTACCCTGGTGATAATACTTTAAAATGTTATCTATGGGGAGATCAAATGATCAGGCGTGGGATACCAGCTCAGGCCTTATTTTATAAAACCGTAATGCTACACTGGTATAAGTATTACACAAAAACATTAAATTATGTTTACATTATCAGATAAAATTAGAGTTGTAAATTCAGCTGCTGATTTCTTTATCTTAGACCCTGCTAACCCAGCTACACAAAGAGCTACTTCTGCTGCTGTAGTTGCTGGAGACCGTCTTCTTGTAGAAGGATTCGGAGATTTTGATTCTGCTAGAATCGCAAAAATGAAAATGCGTCGTTCTGCCTCTGCTGTTGCTGGTGTTTCTGACTTCGCTATCGTTGCTCCAACTGGACTTGCTGTAGGTGATGTTGTTGAAGTTGCTATTAAGTTGGAAACTGGGCGTTACCAATCAGAAGTTCTTACACAGAACGGAATTGGATCAGGTCGTTCTTTCATACTACAAACTGCTCCTCTAGCTAATATTACTGCTGCTGACATCGTTGACGCGATTGTTGCTGCTTATGATGCATGGTTAGCTAGCTTTACTGTTGGTACTCCATTGTTGACTTTGGCTGACGGTGGTACTTCTGTAACAGTTACAGGTGATGCTCTAGGATCTATTGATTTCAAATCTTTCGAGATTCGTTCTTATACTCCAGGTTCTGCGGGATCTGCAGGTTTCTGGGCTTTGATGGTTGAAACAGTTACTACTGAGCCTTCTGAAGGTCACGGTACTGGGAAATTCCTAGAAGAGTCTGTAAGAATGGCTACTGCGTTGAACAACGACCCTTACGGAGTTGATAACGCTTCTACTCAAGTAGATGTACGTGGATCTTATACAGAGGTAACTTTTGATTACATCTCTAACTTCGACGCTAACTTGGCTACTAACGCTGCTGATTACGGAAATACTTCTGTAGGTGGTGGAGCTGTGGGTGGAGTTGCTTCTATGCACTCTTTCACATTGTTCATCAATGAGAATTTGATTGCTGCGGATGATGTTATCGATCAATTGGCTGCTCTATTGGTTGCAAACCAAGCTGTTGCTCCAATGTCTGCTAACGTTACTCTTAACGTTGTTGCTGCTCCAACTAATGCTGAGTACCTTACTGAAGGTCTTATCATTGCTGACGGATCAACTGTTGACACTAGCGCTGCATTCATCGCATAAGCGTAAAACACTTTCCATTAAAAAGAAGGCTCGTCTATATGGCGGGCCTTTTTACTTTATATCTCCAATATTTTTCTCTATTAATAAGGAGTACAAAATTCGAATTTTATGACTCACTCAGAAATGGCCAGCGCCTGTAGAAATCGCATTGCTGATGGCTTAGATGGTAACATAGCAGATCAGGCGTTTAGCTTGGAGCAGTTGTATGCTGAGATAGATTTACAGCGTGCAGATTTTGCGCATAAATATGCAATCACAAATAAACTTAATCCTAAGTTTTTGGTGCAGGAATTACCTCTACAGAAGTTGGTATGTGATAACCTCACACCTGGATTAGACTGTACAGAAGATTTACTGAAAGATCCGGACGCCAGTATTCCGCGTGTAGAAATACCAGCTATATCTCCTTTGTTTGGGGTAAACCCAGTTGAATATGTTGGTCTTAATAATATGCGTGAGAGTTTCAAAGTATACTATCACCCGGATGATATCCGTACCCACAGAGTCAGAATTAAAACTAGACACAAACCTTTTATTTGGGTAGATTTAGCGCCTAATGAAAATGGTAAATTAGATATGTGGTTCTTTAATATGAGCCCTTACAACCCTTTACAATTTGTAAAAGTAAGAGCTATATTTGAGCAACCTAGTTTTATTGACCCAACCAATCCGAATTTCTTAAACGAAGAATATCCAGCGCCTCAACATATGCAAATGGCCATTATTGACGCTCTAACAGAAAAATGGATTAGATATTACAGACAACTGCAGGTACCTAAGATGCCTAATACACAAGAAGATAAAGTAACATAATATGTCAGTAGGAAAAACAACCCCGACCGCAGCAACTTTCACTAGAACAACTGCCGCTAAAATTAATAGTATAGATACTCTATACTCGCAAGAAGTAGTAGACGCTTTAAATTACCGTATAATAGAAGAAGAGAAAAGCGCTCGTTTATATGACGCTATGTCTGCTTGGCTATGTAATAATGGTTATCTCGGAGCCGGTGCTTTGTGGAAGGATTATGCTAAAGAAGAATGGGCTCATGCTGAATGGTCAAGGGGATACCTTATAGGTTTAGGTGTGCAACCTAAGTATCAAACTATACCAGAAGTAAAGAATACTTATACTTCTTTACCAGCTATTATTAAAGAATCTTTAGCCCATGAAGTAGAGATCACACAACAATGCAATGATCTTTCTAAAACAGCTATGCAAAAAGCAGACTTTTTACTTCTAGAGCTTAGTAGTCGCTACATGAAAGAGCAGCATGAGGAAGTTGCAAAAATCTTAGATTGGGAAGACCAATTAAAAGCATTCGGTACTGAAGGAGCTGCTTTGAGATTACTAGATACTGAGATGGGTAAAAAAGTATTATAATGGCACAGGAACAAGCAGCTAAACCGTTTTACGATTTTATGTATGGGAAATATCTTTTACAAGATCTTTTTGATACGTACCTACATGAAGATGATTATGTAGAACGTGCATACAATATATGGCGGGATATAGGAAATATTGCTACAGCTATTCATGCATTTGAGTTTGAGATAGACAATTCTCGTACAGTACAATTACCGTGTAATGTAGAGTTTATTGAGGCTGTTAGTACAGGTCAGGAATGGAGAGATCAGTATGGAGACCGCGTAATTTTATTTCATGCGGAGCAAATCGTAAGGCCTAACCACAGTCACTTTGCTGATGCTATCACTAACCCTAATGCTTACAGAGTAAATATAGATGATCAGCAAAGCCGTTTACACCCTAAAGGAGAATTCATCCCTTACGAATTGCAGGGCACTTTAGGTAATTATACTTTACACTTTGATGAAGACTGGGTAGGTAGTACCGGTGTAGTAATATACCGTGGTACATGTGTTGATAATGATGGTAATCCACTTATTACTCGTAAAGAGGCGGAAGCCATAGCTTACAAAATGAAGTTCATAGATACACAAAAGAAAGCGTTTATGGGCGATCAAGGGGCTTTGAATATGCTGGAGTATATTAAGATGGAAAGTGGTCGTAAGATGGCTGCAGCTAAGATTCCTGAATATGTATCTCAGAATCACCTTAACCGTATGTTATCTGCTATGACACGACATGACCGTAAAGTATTTTGGTCTAGTTATAAGTCTATGCAGTAATGGGAAGATACGTTTACAATCCACATACAGGCAAACGCAAAAAGGTAGCTGACTACGATACTACCCTCATGCTCACATTGAAGGACGTTTTACCGAATGATCCTGTGATAGCAAAAAGATATTTAGTGCGTACCAAAGACTGCCCAGCCGGGAAGTTACAGCACATTTACAATACTAAGGACAACAGTGCGTTGGTGCGTAAGATCTTTGTTACTTGGCTCAAAGCTGTTCTATATGAAGTAGCTATGGGTAAAGGTAAGATTATAATGCCTAATAACAGCCCGAACAAACCAGAAATTTATATGGGATGGATGAATGATAAGGCTGCTAAAGGTTTCCGTAAGAATAACAAGTACCATCAATTTGATCTTATGATGACAGATTATAAGATACCAATGATGAAATACAAGATTAAAGACCGTAAACAACATTTAGGTGTATATGTTAATAAGAAGATATTCGCAGAAATGGTAAAACGCGCAAATAGCGGGAATGGTTTCAGTAATCTGCCCAGAGACATTGATTATTTCTTGCCTGTGGTTTACGAGGAATTTTCTTATATTAAGGAGCAGAAATTAGCACAGCTGATAAGATACTGCGTAAAAAGATTACGTTACCATCTTAACAGGGGTGAAGAAGTGCGTATAATTGATGGAGATGGGGAGATAAGATTTTATCGCCCTTTAGGTCGTATGCATGATAAAGTTATGAGGACTGTAGTTAAACAACGCATGTCTCGCGAAAGAAATAAAAAGTATGGCAAACTCAGTTAATACATTTTCAGAATTAAATACTGATTCACATCCGGTTAATACACAACCTAATGTGATGACTGATGCTATCAATGCCACTCTCACAACTAAAGGGGAGAACCAATTGATACTGCAAAACATGGAGGGTAATCATGTAAAGACTACTCTTACTGAAGGGTTTAAACCTCTAGGTGTTGAAGTGTTTAATGACATAGCCTATATTATTTCTGGTAGATTTGATTCTACAGATGGGGGATTCTTTGAGGGTGAAATAGGTACTTTTCCTTCGCCAGACTGGAATAGTTTATTAGCCCAAAGTAATATAGACCCCAATTTCTACTTACCTCTCAAGGACGAATATGCTCCTTTATACAACTTCTCTACATCGACTTCTGATATAGTTTTAGATGACGATGTTAACTATACTGATCCATTCAGAACACAATTACTTAATTTTATTTCTGATAGACTTATAGAAGTTGAAGTACAGCCGTCTTATGACGAGTCTGTTAATATTATTTTCACGGATGATTATAATCCGCCACGTTTAGTAAATAGCCGTTTCCGTTTAAGTGAGAATGGTAAGCAAGCTGCTATTGCTGATCGTAGACAAGATAGAGACACCAACACATACTCTAACCAAAGATTCGGTGGTACTCGTCTAATTCGCCAAGCCAATAAGATCCCTGACCTGGAATTCTTGGGTGTACAAACTGGCGGTATACTAGATGGTGGAGATTACAAATTTTACTTTAGATACACAGATAGTGATGGAGCTTTAACAGATCTTATAGAGGAATCTCGTACGGTTGCTGTTGCTTACAATGATCACGGAACAAAATCTGGTGATACCACTGATAAGATGGTAAAATTCAAGTTGTCTAACTTGGATAAGACTTTCAGCGGTGTGAGAGTATATTACTCTAAAGCTGAGGGAGAAACTAGCACTGTTACTACAATCAAGGAAATATCTAATATATATGATATAGGAGATGAGGACGAGATGTTCATAAATATTTACGGCAGTGAATCTACTAGTGATATCACCTCATCAAATTTGAATATTGACTACTCATCTATCCATACTGTTAAAACAATGACGCAGTATAATGATAGATTGTTGTTCGGAAATATTACTTCTAGGAATAATGATTTTGAGACTCTTAAGGAGTTAGCTCAGAGGTTAAGGATTGAAGAGGTAGATATGCAGATCCCTATTAAGGAGATAGGGACTGGTTATGCGGATCCAGATAATGTTTATCACAATTTAGGGTATTGGGCCGGCGAGACTTATGAAGTTGGTATAGTATTTATACTAAAGGAAGGTCAAGGTACAACACCTGCATTGCCTATACGAGGCGGTGATAATTATGAAGATAACTTCAGTTATACAGGTATAACTCCTATCACTACAGATGATGGTTATAAGGACGCTACTTCATCCGAAAACAGGTTAGGTGTATATCGTACCAATAAATGCAGAACAAAATTAACTAATGGTGGTGAAGATACTATGGTAAGATACTTCAGAGTGAATGTCTCTTCTATACGTAACCACCCATATATAGTAGAAAATACTGACGGTTTCTTCTTTGTACGTAAAACTAGAAAGAAAGACGCTATTATACAAGGCTATATTTGTAATGCCTTTAGAGAACCTATTATGGCTGGTCACGCCGGTCAAGTAGATCAGTTGTCCACAGGGGAAAGAAATCTGCATGTTCGTGAAGATGGTGAAGATGTTACACTGGGTGCTACACGAGTAGACTGGCATGAATCTAATGGTACTATATTACCTATATGGAATGGTATAGGCTGTTTAGGCGAAGGATCTTTAAACGGCGTTTATGCTGGGACTACGGCTGGGGATAAATACCCTATAGGTGCTTGTAAGATATTGCCAGCTCCAGGCCGTATGTTAGACTTCGTTAAGTTTAACAAGGAAATTATACCTCAACAAAAAACTTATCAAGGAGCCGTGAATGGTTTAAGTATAGGGGGTGTGAATGATACTGTTGAAGGGTCTGACATAGCTAATTATTGGTCATTCTACGCATCAGATATGCTAGTGGATGCCCCATTATTTGCTTCTATTTTTAACAATGAAAGTAAGGGTATGATGGTGGATCAAAATCCTGTCATAGCTAAAGCTCCTTTTGGAGGCTTAAATATAGCACCGCCTTCAGGAAAGATTGATACTTACGAGCAAGTATTGACACCATACACATATGCAATACCTGCAGGTTCTCCGCCAGAAGACTTCTATAACCCTAACGGTTATAATTTTGTAATTTTCTTAAGACAGCCTAACCCATCAGTTCACCCACGTTCTATAGGGGAGCAGATTGGTGAAATGTATGATCAAGCTTATGATTTTGTAGAACAGACAGGTAACCCAGACATTTTAGAAACCACATTACAGGTAGAGATATTGGGGCAGTCAGGTTCTATTTTGGATCAATCAGTTATAGCTGAGTTATTTGTGCAAGTGGACATTTCCAATACATTAGCCCCTACTGTAACTATGACGCTGAATACTACTGTTACCGGTCTGACTACGGGTATTAGTGTAACTGCAGGTGGGGCAGCCACGGGTACGATGGTTCCTGGTAATACACTACCTAATCCATCTGATTGGCAAGACGCAGATCATGGTAGTTTCAGTTGGATATGGAGAACTTTTGTGATGGATCCTATGGTTGGCATAGAGGTTACCGATAACGCTACAGCTACAACCTTTACACAGGATTTGGATATAAGATGGGAAGAGTCATCTTGGGATATGCAAGTAGCTAACTTGACTTTAAATAGTACGGCTGATGTAAATTCTGTAAAAGAGTTATATTTGGAGAGCCATACTTTTTGCCCAGAACCTATGACTGACCCTTCCACTATGACTACTCTGCCCGCAGATCAACAAGATGACCAGCGTAAGATATATATGTCATATGTATTAGGCGGTCAAGATGGTTTTTCTAATGATCAATTTGCATCTCGCTCAGATCGTAATTTATTCTACGGCTTGGGTACTAGTTATTTCAATCCGGTATCTGCGGCGCTTGGTGGGGCTAGTTATACTTACGACCCTACTGTGTTATTTACTCCTCATAACCTCGACTTAGGATTTAGTCCTACAGGTTTACAGGATGACACTATTACAGATGTATATAATTGGGATCCGGAAGATGCTACTGCAACTGATTGTCGTATGGCAATTATGTGGCAACACAATGCTAATTTTGAGGATTATGTAGGTGTTAGATTATCTATATGGGAGCCTCAATTCTTATTTGCTCTCCACAACGATTGGGATGGTATGGCATTAAACTTAGATAGCAATAGTTCTGCTTCTAGTTTTGTGGAAAGGTTTGCTGTAGATGGTGTACGTTTAGCTGCACAAGTCAATGTATATAACAGCCCTTCTGGGGTTATATCTCCAACAGAATGGAAATTAAAATACAGTAATTCCAACATAGATGAGACTTATCACGCTATCACTAAGAGATTCCGTTGGGATGATCCTAATTTTGATAACTGGGTAAATATATTTGGTGGGGATTGTTTTATGACCTACACTTATAAAAGAATTTCTAGGCCTCTAGGTGTACCGGGGGTTGAAACAGCTCAAGACTGGAAAGCTTATCATTACCATAATCGAGCACCTGGACTTATACCGCACGGTATTGTATTCCCTATGGTGCAAGAATGTAATTATAATACTGCATTGAGAGCATATGAATTCTATAGCGCGGAAGAAAAAGTATTATACGGTAAAGATAGATCATTCTACCCTCTAGATGAGATTGATGCTTTGAGAAGCTCTAAGCAACCTGAATCACATGGTTATAATCACGGATATACTTGGGTTGATTCTGATCGAGTATTTGCTGCTTTGAATGACAGGGCGCCATCTTTGAATATCAATTATGGAAACCGTGTCATGGTATCTGCTCCAGCTATTGCAGGTAACTTCTTTAATGGTTACACCGATTTTAGTGGGCTGAATTACAGAGACTACAACAAACAACTTGGTGAGATTACAGCCATCATCACTCACGGTGATTATGCGTATTGTATCTTTGAAGCTGGTGTGGGAGTTATCCCTATCAATCAGAGAACAATGGTTACTCAGCAAACTGGAGGTGTATTCCTAGATGATGCTGAAGTACTAGCGCAGAAGATGCAAATCATTTCTTCTGAGTATGGTTCTGACCAACAATTTTCTGTTATCAAAACAGATGAGTATGTTTATGGTGTAGACTTCAATAAGAATAAAGTATGGCGTATTGTATCGCAAGGTGGTGGGCATAGATTAGAATTGATTTCTGATTTTGCTATACAATCTATTTTAAATGTATACAAAGAAAGACTTACAGCTAATCAACTGAGCAATGCTGTTAAGACTAACTATGATCGCGAAAGAAATAACGTTATATTCTCTTACTACAGCGAATTATTTGGTAATTACGTGACTGATTTCTACCAGCTCGTAGAAGATCCTAATCCCCCTGTAGAGGAGGATACAGGTACAACTATAGATCCAGATGAGCAAGTAGCCTTATCAGCTCGTATAAATAATGCTGTAGCTAAGGCTAATGGAAATGCAGATGGGGAAACAGCTGAGGAAACAGCTAAACGTAAAGCTTACGTTTCTGTAAAAGATTATTCTGTAGGCCAAGAAGTTCCTGCAGATGACCTTGTGGTATCCCCTGACGATAATCCGGATATTGACACACCTTCTGTGGAGAATGAGGATGGAGAACTAGTTCCTATTAATGAAACTGACCCATACGGTAACTATATACCACAACTATGGCGATCAAATGATTTAGGTACTGTATATTGGAATGAGACGCTTAATAAGTGGATATCTCGTCTATCTTGGAATCCTCTTTGGACTTTCAATTTAGAGAGTAAATTATTCTCATTCAACGCTTTGGCTGATCAGGAAACTATTTGGGAACACTTCTCGCAAGAAGTACCTCACTGCCATTTCTACGGTCACCAAGAAAAATTTGTGTTTGAATTTGTTATTGTAGATAATTCTTCAGCGCAAAAGATTTTGAACAATTTAATGTTTATTTGTAACAGAGAATTCCCAGGACGTATCACTTACGGTTTACTGGAAAATGATTTCGATTACGAATTGACTGACGCAACTACTGCTTCCGGTTTAGGTGGGCAGGATAACGGTTATACTGAGCTTCTTAAGCAAAGGCAAGAACCTAATCCAATGTCTCCACTAGGAAATGGTAATATCAACGCTTGGGACACAGTTACGACGGGTATTGTAGATAATAACGGTACTATGGTAACTGCGTTCACTATGAGTGCTACAAATGGTGACCCTATTAGCCAAGAAGAATCTGAAAGAATAGTTGGGGGGTACATGACTTGGAACGGTGTAATTTATATAATTGGGCCTAGTTTTGAAAGTAATGGTGTATTTTACAATGAAGTTTGGGATCAAAATGGTAATAATATCGCAGGCGCACTTCCCGCGACTTGGGATTTCAATAGCGTAGATTTCGGTATAATCCAACAGAATATGGAGTATAACGAAGATCATTTGTATATAGAAGTTGGTCAAGGTGATGATCAATCTCGTGTAAGAGATAAGGCAATAAGAGTAAGAGTAATGTATGAAGGATATAACTATTACACTATTCAAGCTATAATATCAAACTTTGTTTATTCATTCGGCTAAAATTTTAAAGATGGCTAAAGATAATATATACGATTTACATTTAACAGAAGTACTGTTAAGATTATGCACAGACTGCACAGGCGGAGGCACATCCTCTAACGTACCTTCTTTGACTTTATCTAGTGCAGTTGGAGATACATTACCGGAAAACAGTAATGAGAATGTTATATTCACATCTACAGTTAACAATATTCCTTCGGGTTATTCTATACAAGCGAGTAGCCATGTGATGAGTTATCCTAACGGTGATCCTGATACTGTGAGTAGTAGTTCTCCTATGGCTGGACCTAGCACTAATGTTATCTTGGGTGTTGTAGGTTCTACATTTGTAGTCACATCTACTGTTACTTTAGAGCATGCAACTGATCCGGATATTGTATTGAGTGATACATTTACTATTACGTCTGTTTTACCTATTTATTACGGAGTTAAAACAGCAGAGGCAATTCCGACTACAACAGGGTTAGACCAGATTAGTAGTGCTAATAACCAATTCTCCCTAACGTCTACAGTAGTTGGGCGTATGTATATTGTGTTACCTTCCACTTTATCAGCTTTATTGTCTGTTTCAGGGCCGAACGGTTTAACTTATACTGTAGCTAATGATTTCACATTAATTATGCAGGGTAGTTTGAACTACTACATTTTGAATTACGATACCCAACTCACTGGTACAAATGTAAAATTATTCACGTTAAACTTCTCTTAGTATCTCGTGATTTTTTACTATATAGATAACACAACAAAATTGAAAATATGGCAGTAGAAATATATGATAACTTAGACGTCAAAAAAGCTTCTCACTTAGATGAGAGGTTAGTTTCTGTTAGTACTGCATCTAGTTTACCGGATCCTACTGTAGCTAGCAACTTCATTTATGAAGGAGCTATTGCTTATGTCGTTGATGAGAATGCACATTACAGATGCGAAGATGTGAGTAGTGTTCTTACTTGGGTATATTGGATGGGATCTGGAGCAAATGATCTAGTAGTGGGAAGCATGACTATCCTACCTACAGACACCGTTTTAGACTTGTCTGCAGTTACTCCTTCAGTAGACCAATGTTATGCAGTGGAAGTTTCTATTACAGATACAGGCGGAGGTCAGACTAGTGCTGCAATCAGTTCTATAACAAACTTTCCTTCAGGTACAGATAGATTACTTACTTTCAAAGTAGAGAATGGTAAACAATTAACATTCGTTCACAACGATTACGCTACAGCTACAGCCAACGAGATCGTTATAGAAGATGGCTATGATATGACTCTTACAGGAAGAGTTATAGGTAACGAAACTTTAACGCTAAAGGCGCATGGTACAGCTTTCGCTCAATGGGATGCTGTGCAGTTTGTAACTGCTAGCGAATGGCTTACAGCTATTTCTACAGGTTTAGTAGTAGATAACTTAACTACACAAGATGGTGCTTCTGCTTTATCTGCGAATCAAGGTTATATCTTGGCTCAGATGATGGACGAGAAACAACAAGTACTATCAGCTGGGGATAACATTACATTAATTCCGGGGTCAAACTCTACGGAGATACAAGCTGATCCATGGGAGTGGGTATCCACTATTTATGGGACGACGGTTACTGATTTAGATTCAGCCCTTATATGGCTGTCTACTAATCCTTTCGGTACTTCTGCACAGAACTATTATAGAATTGTAGGTCGTTCAGAACGTGCGGCTCCTACATTAATGTTACCACCTAGGAAAGATCCTACAGTTTTAGGTAATTGGAGAATACTATCTGAAGGTGTTAGTCAAGTTAAACATGCTTATTTCAAACCCGGTAACCAAAGTTTAGATGCAGATTTAGTTCTATCTAACCAACATTTTGTAACTTACCATACCTCTGATTATGTAGGAGACTGGATGTCACATTCATATGATGCAGGTTCACCGGGCACAGCTGCTAAGGCTATGATCTTACCAAACGGTTTATATGAAGTAAAAATACATTTAGTTGTACTGACTACAGATTTATCGGATATGTGTAATTTACAGGCCTCTTTATGGCAAGTGACTGGTGACGCATCTTCTTCAAACCCATTAGGTACAGGAGCATTTGCTACTGTCATGTCAAAGGGTTATGGATCATATGATGCTAGAACTTCTACAGGATACCAATCTTTTGATCTTATTGGTACATTTGAGGTAGATAGTAGTGACGCTGCAAATCCATTTGTAGGATTCACTACATCATTTGCCAAATCAGACGGTAGTACTACAAATTTAAGTACTTACACTGTTATAGAAAATGAAAGCAGTATTCAAGTAACAAAAATTAGATAACTATGATTAGCGCAAAACAAGTACATAATATTTTATCTAGTAGCCAAATTGGTTCAGGTAGGGAGGCAGGTACTTTTATACCACCCCAAGCAACTTTTACAGCTGACGACGATAGCTATGATGTAGCAAATATACCAGCATCTCTTACATTGTCTGGTGCTATTGATTTCAATAGCGCTAACAACTTATCTTGGCAGATAAAAGATGGAGATAATAATGTATTAGCTTCAGGCTCTAGCAGTACTCCTTCCCATGTTATAAGCTCTCCTCCTACCACGGCAGGAACCTATACATATAAATTAGAAGTATCTTACACAAATAATCAAGCTACACCTTACTCATTTACTGTATTAGAAACAGTAGATGTAACATCACCTGCTTTAATAGGTCAGGTAGCTAACGGAGTAACTATAACTACTTCTGGGGATCTTACACCAGCTATAGAGGCTACCTTAACAGAGAAGACTATGGCAGAGATTGCTGTGTTGAACAGTATTGTAGCGACTGAAGTACCTAATGGTTATGTAGTTATAGTAGTGCCTACAGCGTTTGGTTCTGTCACTGATATAGCTGACCAAAATGATGATTCTGCACTTAGCGACTTTAACACAGTAACTGATACAATAAACAACAGGACTATTTATGTAAGTAACGCTGCTTACACACCTGCTACTTATGAGTTTAAAGTAATATTCTAATATATGCCTAGCTCTATAACAAACCCTAAAATATTAACCAATGGTTATCATTTAGGCTCTCAAGCGCCTTTAGATGATCGTTTAGTGTTTAAAACTACAGCGGAAGCTATAGATCTAGGTATAGGAGACGCTGAGGCATACCGTTATTATGAGGGTATGCGTATTTGGTGTTTGGATGTAAATAAAGAATATGTTTGGCAAGAGTCTGTTAGTGGTTTAATAACTGGCGGTTTCACTTACGCAGCTGGCACTAATGCTCGCGGTATAGATTACAGTTCCAGGACTTTTAACTTTGTTGAAACTGGGTATGTAGCTGCAGTCTTCCCTTCTGTCTATACATCCTCAGGGGACATTTTGGCATTAACACCGCTTGTCAAAACTATATCAGCGTCCGTGGATATAATAGATATTTCGGTGTACGATGCTGCTGATGTTGATATATCAGACGCAATACATGTAGAAAGAACGGTGGCTGCTGATACAGTTACACTTTCTTCAAATATAGATCTATTTGGAGTTCAAATAAAAATATTGTACATAGCCCCATAAGGTAGTACGATTAATCGATTAATAATAAAAGAACAAAAATGGCAACTAAAGACATTTATGTACATTTAGACGGTAACGGCCAACAGTTACAGAACTGGGCTATGGAACCGTTCACAACCGCAGCCTTGGCAGCATTAGCTGGTGCTGACCTTTATGAAGGTAGATTTGCTTATGACACAGACAAGAACAAAGTAGTTCATTATGATGGAACTGCATGGAGAACGTTAGTTAACTCATCTGAATTAAATAAGTTTGGTGCTTTAATTGGAACCGTAGATGCTACTGCAGGTATTCCTGATGGAACTACTGCTGGTCAAATTGGTTCTGGTGTAGATGAGTTAGGGGTTCCTTTAACTACAGCTGCTTCATTACAAAAAGGAGATTTCTGGATTGTATCTGTAGCGGGTGTTATTGCTGGTATTCAAGGTAATGATACTCTACATGTTGGAGATCTTTTAATGTGTACTGTCGATGGTTCGACTACTGCATCTGACTGGATTGGTATCCAAATGAATGTTAACGACCTTAGCTTAGGTTCTGGTGGAGGGAGTGGGGTATTTGCTGTTACTAAAACAGCTGCTTTAGTTGCTGCAACGCCTTTATCATTTGCCGCTGAAATGGCTGCTGCAGTTCCTGTTGCTATGACTACTATCAGAAGCGTTCAAGTGATTGAAGACGCTACTGGTGAAGATATAACTTCAGGTTTAAGAATTGACTGGACTGCTCAAGAGGTAGAGGCTAACGTTGCTGTTGCATCCGTTACTATTACAATCTTAGGAGAGTAATTTCTATAATACTTCCAAACAGGTCGTGCTCTTCGGGGTACGGCCTTTTGGTGGTAAAGAACGAAATTAATAAAATTATATAGATGGCTGAAAAGAATTTTTATGTAGATGTAAGAATGCACGATGGTGCTGACACAGCCTTAATCTCACTAAGGGATACAAATGATGTCTTTGCTATAAACCCTACTGTATCCAGGTTAGCTATAGGTAGCGGTACACTGACTACAGGCGGTGTTGATACAGTGGCTATAGGTTCTAATGCTTCTGCAGGAAATACTGGTGCTGTATCTTTAGGGCGTCAAGCTGGTGCTGCAACAGGCACTCAAGGGGCTTATGCTATTAATATAGGTTACCAAACCAATCTAGGTACTCTAGACATAGGGCAGGACAGTATTACTATGGGTCGCTTAGCCTACGCCAGAACTACTGGGTCCATATCCATAGGTTTACAAGCTGGCCTTACTACTGGGACAGTAAGTAATCAATCCATAACTATAGGATACCAAGCTAATCAAGGAGCTGCTAACATAGGGTTTCAATCTGTTGCTATAGGATATCAAGCAGATGCTACTTCTAGCGACACTATTGCCCTAGGTAGACAAGCTGTTGCTAGTGGTAATGATGCCATTGCAATTGGTCCAGGAACTACTACAACAGCAGCACAATCTATTGCTATCGGTAACGGTGCTCAAGGTGTAGGTGTTTCGCTAGGTATAGCTATAGGTAACAATGCTGCTAACAGTGCTGGCAGTACTCGTGCTGTGGCAATAGGGCCAGATGCTACAAGTGGTAGTCAATCTGTGGCGATAGGTAACAATGCTGGTGCTCCACAAGGTAACGCTGTGTCTGTAGGTAATGCCACTGCAACTGTTACTGGTGGTACGGCTGTGGGATTTTCTGCAGGTGCTGGTGGTGGTGCTGGCGCTACTAACGCTATATCTATAGGCCGTGACGCTAACGGACCTGCTTACACTAATGTGGGTAGTGCCTCTATAGCGCTAGGTTATGGTGCAAACAGCCTAACCAATAACTCTATAGCCGTAGGTACAGATTCTTCTGCTTCAGGTAGAGAGTCTATAGCTCTAGGTAAACAAGCAGCTACTACTGTGGACAACGCTGGTATTATCAATGTTTCTGGTGTAGCTGCAACTAATGGTGTAACCGATACTTTTGTAGTACATACGGCTGATGCTACCCCTGACGTGGGTGTTAGAGCTGGTGTGTTCGAAATTAGAGAATATACTGTTGCTACACTTCCTTCTGTTGCTAATAGTAGAGCAGGTTTAGCTGGTGTTATAGTAGTTACTGACGAGGTCGGTGGAAGGACTCTTGCAAGTAGTGATGGAACAAACTGGAGACGTGTGAGCGATGGATCCATATGCGCTTGATCCTGAATATTTGAAAATAAATACTTATAAATAATAAACATAAAACCAAAATGTTAAAGACAAATTCAGCAATCACAGTAATGCAAAGAGGGGCGGTACTGCCTACAGAGACTGAAGATAAAGTATTATATGGTAAAGTGACTGATATCAACCTTTCTTTCGAGTTAGGTGGAGTAAATGTTATGTACTCTTACTATGAAACTATTGTACACGATGAAGGTACAGAGACTGAGTGGGCTGAAGAAAGACTATATGAGTATTCTAGTAAGTTCTACACTTTTGCGCAAATTGAAGCTTTGAAAGCAGCTATCCCAGCTATTCCAGGTGGATTAACTGAAGAGGAGGAAATGACTTATAAGTACAAAGAAGGTCTACGTATTGAAATGGCGAGTCGTTTTGGTATTGAAGCTGATGACCTAGTAGACGTATAAAGATAACAATACTTTCACAGATACCACTCTTTCCGGGGTGGTATTTTTGTATCCTGATATTTTAAATTAAAATCCTTATAAATTTAGGGTATACAAATTAATTTCGAAATTATGTTAAGAGTAAATTCCGTTTCTAGAAATACTCCAGATGCGTATGGTAATGCTTATGGATCTATGATTCCTTCTGGTACTGTGCAATCTGCAACGGATCTAGTTTCTAAAAAGAAATTTCAACAACAACTTAATCAGGCATCTCAAGCTGCAATCGGAGCTAATCAAGGTAATAGTGCTGTAGCTGTAAGTAGAGCTTATAATAATATTTCTGTAGCGCCAGCTATGGAATTTAAACCACCTAAACCAGAAGCTATTACTAGTGCTGCTACTATTGCAGGCACTACTCAAGCCGGCATCACACAGTTAGAAGGTACCAAAATAGGAAATACAGGTAAAACTATGAGTAGGGCCGGGGCCGGGGCTATAGGAGCTGGGGCTGGTATTTTAGGTGTTGCCGGTGATTATGCTAAGAGCGAGGGTCAACATGCTGTTGGTACTGCTTTAGGGGCTGCTGGTAAAGGAGCTGCTGCTGGTATGGCTTTTGGTCCTATAGGGGCCGGGGTCGGCGCTGGTGTCGGGTTAGCTGTTGGTGCTTGGCAAGGTATGAAAGAACAGAAAGAGATTGAAGAAGCCAAGAAAAAAGAAAAGGAGCGCGTAGAGAGAGAAAAGAAGCAATTGAAAGAAGCTAAACACCAGAATATTACTTTAGCTCAAGATAGAGATAAGATGTATAATATTGGTTTGGCTGCACAAAGATATGATTCTAAAGGGAATCTAAGATTTAGGAAAGGCGGTTTATTATGGACACCTGTCGTAGAAGAAAAAGAAATTAAAGAGGGAGATGGGAAATTAGCTGACATGCCATTTTTTAGAGGCGGTGGAGTTATGGATGTGTCTTCTAAGGATACAAAAGCACAACAGAAGAAAGTTAAGACTCCGAAGATCTTTAAACGTAAGAAGAAGGGTTGTGGTTGCAATAAGGTAGCCAAAGCTGAAACTGGCGGAGTTATAATGAACAGCAAAGAAAATACACGTATAGAAGCAGCTTATAATATGCTCTCTAAAGGTATTGCTGTAGAAGAAGTATCTAAGAAGACAGGCCTGAAATCTGAACTTCTTAAAAAGATGCTAGAGAAATTAAAGAAAGCAAAGGTAAACAAGCAACCAGCTCGTACTTTCAAGAAAGGCGGAAAGATGAGGTCTTGTAAGAAAGGTGGAAAATGCGGTTGTGCTAAGTGTAATGGTAAAATTGCATTAGTATTCCGTAGAGGCGGTGTTTTGGACTTGGAAAAAGAAAATGTTATTGTGGATGGAGCTTCTCATGAAGATTTCAACAACACAGGTATAGAAGGTGATAAAGGCCTTCCTGTAGTTATGAAAGCTGCGAATGGCACCCACGTAAAAGTAGCTGAAATAGAAAGCGATGAGCTTGTACTAAACAAGGCTACATCTGTGAAAATAGATGACTTGCGTAAACGCATTAACAAAGGAGACAAAGAAGCTAAAGAGGAATTAGCTGAACTTATACACAGTGAGTTAGCCAGTAACACTTACGATTATTCTAATGTACTAGACTAATGATGTTGTACAAGCTAAATATAAAGAGCAAGGAGTTCAAAGTGGCTGTAGCTGATACAGACTCTTCTCGTAAGAAGGGTTTGTCTGGTGTTAAGCGCTTGGGTAACAATAAAGGAATGCTATTCATATTCCCAACACCTCAGCGTGTTAATATGGTTATGAAGAGTATGAATTTTGACTTGGACTTTCTTTTCTTGGATAAAGACTTTGAGATTATTCAAACGGGATCTATGACCAAGGATGACACTAAAGGGTTGGCTTCTACGTCACCTGTAGCTATGGTTTTAGAAGTTCCGTTCGGTACTATAGATAAGCTAGGGCTTTCTACAGATATGCGTTTAGTTCCTTCAGAAGAACTAGATACACACTCTAAAGGTGTTGCTAAGTTTAAGAAAGGTGGACGTTTTGAGATGGTGGGTGATAAGATCTATCGTATCAAAGTAGATGATGTAAAGGCTGAGGAAGGTCGTTTACAGATCCTAAATGAGAATGGCGAAGTAGTTGCTAATATCGATAGTGGCGCTCGTATTTTTTCTCGTGAACATACAAAAAGTTTGGTAGAAGAATACAAAAAAGGAAACAAGTCAGGTATGGCTGATCTCTTATTAGAGGTTTTAGATATACAAGATAATCAGAAACAGGAATACGTAACTAATGAGTGAGTATAGAAATCAGAGTAAAGGTTCTTCGCCTAAGTTACTGTATAGACAACAATCAGTCTATGAGGATTTAAGGCTGAATCCATCTCGTAACTTGAACATGAATTACACTGCACCAAATATAGAGATGCAACCTAGACCTATAGTTGCAAATAACTTTAGATCTTCGGGAGATCCCAAGACTGATCTTGTAAATTCAGCTGCTAGTGCATGGTCTACTTTCCATCCAAAAGGTAAGGCTATAAAAGAGAAGGATCCTTCTGTATACGGGATTATTAATAGCTACTGGAAAACCGGTGGTAGACATAAGAAGGACTGGAAGACAGACCAGCATTGGAGTGCTGCTTTTATTTCTACAATGGTAATGCAAGCCGGATACAAAGATTTTAAGTTTTCTGCGGCTCATAGTGATTACGTACGTCAAGCTGTTAAAAACAGAAAGAATAACACTGGTAGTTACAAAGGTTATAAGCCGGAGGAAATGGCAGTCAAGGTAGGAGATATAATAGTAGCTCCAGACCCTATAAAGTCCAAGCATGTAACTTATGACACCGATGAATATTATGCTTCTCATGGAGATATTGTAGTCTCTATAGACGACGGTAAAGTAACAACAATAGGTGGAAACGTTAGCGATACTGTAGGTAAACAAACTTTTGCTCTTGATGAAGATGGAAAGCTAAAAGGGACTAACCATCACGTAGTCATAAGATTCAATTAGCCTTATCATTAAGAAAATATTTATTATAAATAATTTACACAAAATTTTAAGATATGTCTTTAATTCAAATTGCACAAGAATTACGTGAGCAGAACACCCCGCCACTAGCTGTACATACTTCAGGTACAGTCACTTACGTAGTATATGGTTTACGTACATTAGGTGGCAGCGCCGATAAGACAGGTTACCCTGTATTAAGAATTACAGAACCTTCTGCTGACCAAGTATATTTAGATTCAGGTTTTTTATTAGAATCTGATAGAGTTGCTGGGGCTAATGGTTCTACCCCTAAAGCAAATATCAAAACAGACGCAGTGGATGCTCTTTTACTTTTAACTAATGTAACATACTAGAAAAGATGGGGTTAGTTAAATACGATTATATATTAGGTAGATTAAGGTTAAATGATGACGGCGCCGCCGGGGGAGGTTCTGAGTGGAACGTTCCAGGGGTTGCGTTTTTAGAACCATCAGCTTCAGGAGGTACAATTGGCGACGGAAATGACCCTTTTCCAACTCACGCGGCAGCTGTATTAGCAGGAGCAACCGCTTTTATTTTGCTCCCAGGAAATTATTCAGAACAATTTGATTTAGTATCGGGGGCTTCTTACTACTCATACGAAGGGGTAACTTTTGTAGACGGAGGTATTACAGCTACTGCTAATCAAACAGGAACTAAATGGCTTGGTTACGCTGATTTTGTTGGTAATTTTCAAATGATTTATTTTAATGATAGCGTCGATCTGATTGATGTTGAAATTGAGTTTAATGAAATTGAAGAAACAGCTGGTGGTGCTAGAGGTTTGACTTTGAAAGCGGCTGCAGGTGGAAATCTTTCTAATATAAAAGTTAAAGGCAAAAAATTTGTAGGCGTTGGAGGTAATGGTTACGGTATTTATTTAAGAGGTAGACTTGGTGGATCTATAAGTATTGATGAAATTTATGGTGATTACAGTGTTATAGATTCTTTCGGACATGAAGATTCTACTCTACTTATTTCTTATAACAAGTTAGTACTGAGAGACGGAGGTGCTGCAAATAATTTACAGCAATACAAGCAAGCTTTTATTTCTTACAATTCTGATGCTACATCTAATATAACATTACGAGGAGATATTTATAATGAAGTAACTGCCTTGATGGGAAGTAACGGAGCAACTGTAACCGCTTGGTCAGGTAACGCTGGTACAATAACTATTGAAGGTGATATCTATGCTCTTAATAATAGAAGTATTCTTTGTGTTAGTGGTAGCATTGTCCACAAAATAGGGAGAATAAAATCTTTAAACAAAGCTTATGAAGTCACTGCGGGAAAGATTAGTGCTAATAACAATATAATAGAGCAGGGGGCAAGTTCGACTGTTTCTGGTACTGGGAAATTGGAGATTAGTCATACTAGTGTCAAATCTACAACTACCGATCAAATTATCGATGTAGCCGGAAACACATCCGAGCTAAGAATCACAAATTCTATCCTAGAAGGTACTTCAGGCCTTTGTGTAGAACATAACGCAGGTACATCTGTTATTGCATTCCAAGGGAACGTTTCGTCTAATTTAGCAAATAGTGCTCTTACAGACGCTTGTAGCCCTACAGGATTTACACAACAAACTGGTCTTGTTGCTTTTTCTTAAAAATTAATTAAATGGAAAAAATAGCAAGATTAAATAATAGAGATTGGCAGTTTAATAAATTGTCAATTCTTGAACAAAATTCAGACGTAGTCTTATTAGGAGACTCAATGTTTAAATATACTGAAGTAGGTAACTACCCTGTGGATTTGGAGCCTTGGACCAGCCTTCTAGGCACGCCAAATGTATTTAATTATTCTACTAGCGGTGCGAGAATCCGTAATCTTTGGGATTACGGTAACCCTACTAACTTACAAGAAACTTTAGATAAAGACCCTAACTTTGTATTAATTTCTGTTGGCGCTAATAATCGGCCTGATTCAGATATTACAATTGAAAACGAATACATATATTTAGGTCAAGCATTAGAAGCATCAAATATACCTTTCACTTTTAGTATTGTTTTCCCTTGTACTGAAGCTTACAGAGACCAATATAATAATGGCTTTAATACTAGAGTACCTGAAATTATAACTATTTTAAAAAATGTTTGTGATACATACGGGTGGGAATATGTAGATATAAGAAAGCAACTTATCTATAAAAGCCTTTCTGATGGATTAGGTTATTTAAGAGAAGACTACTCTAGCGATGGACTTCATCTAAACAATAAAGGCTATCGTGAATGGAGTAAAGCTATTGCAAGATATATAAACACAAAACTTTAAACTATAGTTTATTTTTTTTTT